CGAAAGTAAAGCCTGTGTGGGATAGACCGCGTCCGAAGGAATTGGGTAAACCGTCTGTACTTACTGCTGTAAAGAAGGCGGCTGCTAAGAAAATGGCTAAAGCAGCAGGCAGACCCTACCCAAATTTAGTAGATAACATGCGCGCAGCTAGGAAGAAGTAATGCCATACACAACCAGTACCACAGCGTTTAATCCTACCCTTAACGATATCGTTGAGGAGGCGTTTGAACGCAATGGATTAGAGCTACGTACTGGCTATGACTTCCGCACAGCGCGGCGCAGTCTTAATTTGTTACTGGCAGAGTGGGCTAATCGCGGCATCAATCTGTGGACTATTGATACTGGCACCATACCTTTGATACAAGGGGTAAATACGTATGACCTTCCTGACGATACTGTTGATCTTATCGAGCATGTTATTCGTAATTACCCTGGCTCCGAAGCAAACCAGATCGATATCAACATCAACCGAATAAGCGTATCTACGTACTCAACGATACCTAATAAGTTGACGCAGGGACGCCCGATTCAGGTGTATATAAATCGCCGCTCGGGGCAGACTACGGACGTAGCAGGTGCTACTCCTAAAGTCCCGCAGTTTACTGTGTGGCCTACACCAGATCAGGGAACAGTAAGTGCGCCGTTCTACTACTTTGTCTACTGGCGTTTGCGCCGTATGACTGATGCAGGTAACGGTGTGAATGTGGAAGATATTCCATTCCGTTTCCAAGAGGCGCTGATATGTGGCTTGGCGTACAGGCTGGCTATGAAGCTGCCAGGCGGCTTAGAGCGCATACAGTTACTGAAGGCTCAGTACGATGAGTCGTGGGAGATGGCGGCAGGAGAAGACCGCGAGAAAGCGCCAGATCGTTTGGTGCCTCGCATGATTACTTACAGGTGATGTATGCCAAGTAAGTATACGAGTGGTAAGAAATCAATTGCAGAATGTGACCGATGTGGTTTTAGGTATCTGCTGAAAGAATTAAAGAAGCTGACGATCAAGACCAAGAACGTCAACATCAAAGTTTGCAAGACATGTTGGGAGCCGGATCAGCCGCAGTTAAGTTTAGGTCTGTATCCAGTTAATGATCCACAAGCTGTACGTGATCCACGGCCTGATGTTTCTTACTGGCAGTCTGGTTTTTCAGGCTTACAGACAAACATACAATCTGGGCCGTTGATAACAGAGAATGGTTATCCTAGTGGTGGTAGCCGGATAATACAGTGGGGCTGGAACCCGATAGGTGGCGCAAGAAGTATTGATAACGGATTGACCCCGAACAACTTGGTAGCTAGTACGTCAGTTTCAAACGTAACCATAAACTAGGAGTACGAGATGGACACAAAACAAGTTAAGCAGATTGCAGGTAAAGAAGTTAAGTCACACGAAAAGCGTATGCACAAAATGGCAAAAGGTGGCGTAACTACTGAATCCATGGAAAAATATGGTCGCAATATTGCTCGCGCTATGAACCAGAAATCCAACGGAAGAGGTCGATAATGGCTAAGTTCTCGCAGAAGGTTAAGGGTAAGGAAGTAGGCCAGGCTGCTGTGTATGCAGCTCCTCATGATATGAAGGGTAAAGCTTCTACCATTCAGGCTGATTCTGCTTACACCACTGGTGCTAAGACTATGGATGACATGAACATATCTGTTGCTGGTCTGAGCAAGGGTAATACTAAACCCGCTAAGACTGATGGCATCAAGATGCGCGGTGCTGGTGCGGCTACCAAGGGTGTGATGTGCCGTGGGCCGATGGCTTAAGTTTACAGTGACCTAAGAATAAGTTATCAATGAACTACACCGAGTTAAAAGCTGCGATTCAGTCGTACACGGAGAACTATGAGACCGAGTTTGAGTCTTATATTCCTACGTTTGTAGAGCAGACTGAAACCCGCGTTTATAACACTGTCCAGATTCCTTCTTTGCGCAGGAATCAGACTGGCACGTTGACGTCCAACAATAAGTATCTGTCAGCACCTGGTGACTTTCTTTCTGTGTACTCAATGGCAGTGATCCAGAACTACGGTTCATCTAATGAGGTGTACACATACTTGTTAAATAAAGATGTGAACTACATCCGTGAGGCGTATCCTACGCCCGCTGATACTGGTGTTCCTTCGTACTACGCAATCTTTGGCCCGACAGTAAGCGGTAATGTAACCAGTAATGAGTTGACATTTATTATGGGGCCTACACCTAACTTAAGTTACACGGTTGAATTGCATTACTATTATTATCCAGAATCAATTGTGTATTCTGGTACAAGCTGGCTCGGCGACAACTATGATCCAGTGCTGTTGTATGGCTCCTTGCGCGAGGCTTACCTATACATGAAGGGTGAGCAGGATTTAATCGCCAATGTAGAAGCAAAGTACAACGAAGCATTAGGTCAGTTGAAACGTCTGGGTGATGGCATGGAACGCCAAGATGCGTACCGTAGTGGTCAGACTAGAGTGAGAGTCACATGACAATCTATCAAGGGCTGACTACAAGCTTCAAGGTTGACATGCTGAACGGTAAACAGAACGTAGCATCAGATACTTTGAAGATGGCGCTGTACACCGCGTATGCCACGCTAGATCAGGATACGACTGCGTACACAACGGGCAATGAGATTAGTGGTACTGGCTACACTGCGGGCGGTGAAACACTGTCTAACGTGACCATCAATAGTGGTAGCAATACAGTGTATGTAAGCTTTAGCAATGTGGTTTGGAGTCCTGCTCAGTTTACAACTAGGGGCGCATTGATTTATAACGCAACAAAATCAAACGCCTCGATAGCAGTATTGGACTTTGGGTCAGATAAGATTCAAACTGGCAATAACACATTTACAGTAACTTTACCGCCTGACACAGAGTCTAGTGCGCTAATTCGTATAACGTAAGGAGTAATCATGAGTATCGAAAATTCTAAATCTAGTGAAGTCGTTGCTGGTTCTGTAGAGCGCAAAACAGGCTTTGTAGAAGATTTGTCGGCAGGTGGTGTATTCACTGTTACTTGCATGGACAAAGATGGACATGAAAAGTGGGTAGAAATTGCGCCTAATCTGGTGGTAAATACTGGCCTGCAAGACATGAATACTAAGTTTTTTACTGGCGCTGCTTACACGGCTGCTTGGTATGTTGGCTTGGTTAACGGTACATCTGCTACCACGACGTTCTCCGGTGGCGATACATTAGCTACTCACGTTGGCTGGGAAGAAAACAGTAGCTACACAGGCAACCGTAAAGCAGCTACGTTTAGCGCAGCAACGCTGGCAGACCCGTCTAATATTAACAACTCTGCATCTACCGCATCGTTTACTATGAATGCTAATGCAACCATAGCTGGTGCTTTCTTGGCGAATGTAGCAACAGGCACATCAGGTTTGTTGTTTTCGGCAGCAGACTTCCAATCGCCTGGTGATCGTACTGTTGTGAGCGGTGACGTTCTTAACATTACATATTCATTCAGCCTTGATGCGTCCTAATAGGAGAAGAATATGACAACATTTGTCAAAGGCCAAACTGTTCGCATAAAAGCAATTGTTCCACAAGGCCCAGTTGCTAAAATGCGTATGGATGATGATGGCAAGATAGAGTATCTTGTTGAGTGGACAACCACTGATGGTGTAACGCAAGAGCGTTGGTTTACGGAAGAGCAACTTGAGTCAGCGGAGTAATGAGTGGCTCAAGTTGATGGCGGATATAGCAGTGGATATTGGGCTGAAGCTGGGTGGGGCTGCTCGGTTTACTACCCAATAATTTCCAACGCAGGTTGGGGGTTAGGCGCTTGGGGTTCTGATGTATGGGGTTTAGGTAATGGCGGTTTAGTAGTCGCTTCTGACTCTTGTAATGTAGCAGCTAACGCCCCTGTACTAGCAACCATTTCTGAGTCCGCCGTTGTAAGTGATACGTTTGCTGGAAATATAGTTTTAATAGGAAGTATTAGTGAAACTGTTAATGCTTCAGAAACTGCAAGAGCTGGTCTTGTATATGCAAGTGCTGCAAGTGAAAGTGCAACTGCCAACGAAACTATATCAAGCGCGATTATATTTGGCAGCAGGATTACAGAATCTGCAAATGTAAGTGACACAGTACGCACGCTAGTTATTTTAGGCAGCAAAGTATCGGAAACGGTACAAGCAACAGATGTGGTTGGTAAGTTTTTAGTGTTTGCAAGCAACATAGCTGAGACAGCAAATGTTAGTGACACGTATGTAGCAGGGTTAACATATCCAGCTAGTGTGGCAGATACAGCAGTGATTTCTGAAGCGATTGAAAGTAGATTTGGTATTTCTGGTTTAATTGCAGAATCATCAAATGTAAGTGATACGTTTGGTTTGGTGCGAACATCTTTTGGCGTAGTAAATGAAGCAGCGCAAGCAACAGATGTAAATTCTGCACTGGCAAGATTTTTAGCTTCAGTAACCGAATTTACAAACGCGGCAGATACAGACCAATCAGAAACTGATAGTGATACAAATATAAACGAGTCAGTAAGAGCATCAGATACAGTAAGCAGCAGATATTTGTGGGAGCCAATTAACGACGATCAAGTTCCTAATTGGAAACCTATCAACACAGTTAATTAGTAAGGAAGAACTATGGCAAGCACATATAGCAGCCTAAAGATCGAACTGATCGGAACAGGCGATCAGGCAGGTACGTGGGGTAATACCACAAACACCAACCTTGGCACAGCCCTTGAGGAAGCTATCACTGGTTCTGCCAACGTCACTTTTGCTAGCTCAAATGCGGCGATAGCACTGACAGATACAAATGCAGCTCAAACTGCGCGTAACTTGCGATTGAACTTGGTAGGTACTATTGCCAATGTCCAGACATTGTTTATTCCTGCGATTGAGAAGCAGTATTTAGTGACAAACGGTTTATCCAACTCTGTCATTATTTCCAACGGTAGTAACGCTTCTCCGACAGGAACGACGTTTACTCTACCTGCTGGTAGAAGTTCAATTGTGTTTAATGACGGCACAAACATCAATGACGTAATAACTTTTGTATCTTCGCTAAGTAACGTAACCATCAACGGCGGCACAGCTAATGCGCTGACGTTAACAAACGTAACCATTACTAGCGGCAACATAAACAGTATTACTTCTAATGCGTCTACGTTTAGTAATGTAACTATTAACGGTGGTACGGCTAACGGGCTGACAAGCACGAATGTAACTATTACTAGCGGGTCTGCTAATGGCGTAACTATCAGCAATTCAACATTAGTTAGTTCGCAATTCAACGCATACACAGAAGGCATTACTACGGGGTATGTAAATACAGGTAGTGCGTTTACTTTAAACATCGCAAACAGCACCATCATCACAGCTAACTTGTCGGCTACATGTACATTTACTATGCCTAGCAACACGGCTGGTAAGTCGTTTATTTTGTTCTTGAAGACAGGTGCTGGCACTAATACAGCTACGTTTACCGGAGTTAAGTTTGTTGGTAATACTGCTCCTACCATTACTGCTGTTGCAAATCGCTTGGACATATTGACGTTTGCTGCTGACGGTTCAAACTGGTACGGCAATTATGCACAAGGGTATGTACCTTAATAGGGGTTTATAGATGTTTGCTTATACCAAAATAATGCAGGCTCTTGCTGCTGCTGGCGGTGGGGGAACTATTCTCGTCGTCCAGCGTTTCCTTGCTACTGGTACGTGGACTGCTCCTACTGGCGTAACGTCTGTTGACTACCTTGTAGTTGCTGGTGGTGCTTCTGGTGGCGGAGGCGTTGGCGGTGGTGGAGGTGCTGGAGGATTCAGAACAGGAACAGGATTAAGTGTTACTGCTGGAACTGACTACACAATTACGATTGGTGCTGGCGGTGCTGCTAGAACAGCAGTTAATCAGGTTGGTAATGATGGTTCTAATTCTGTTTTTAGTTCTATAACTTCTACTGGCGGTGGTGGTGGAGGTGATAGAGATAGTAATACTACTGGACGCACAGGCGGTTCAGGCGGTGGAGGCGGTGGGTCTGATACTCCAGCAAGTAACGCTGGTGGAGCTGGAAATACTCCGAGTACATCTCCAAGTCAGGGGAATAGTGGTGGCTCTGGTAGAGGAGGCGGTGAAGATTCTGCTGGCGGCGGCGGTGGTGGAGCAAGTGCTACAGGTGGGAGTTCTCCTTCAGCTAAACAAGGTGGTAACGGTGGCAATGGAACAGCTTCTACTATAAGTGGTTCATCAGTTACTTATGCTGGTGGCGGTGGAGGTGGTGGTCATTCAGGTCCCAATGCAACTGGTGGGACTGGTGGCGGCGGTCAAGGTGCAACACCCAATAGTACAAATGCTGGTTCTGGTACTGCTAACACTGGTGGCGGCGGTGGCGGTGGAGGCGGTGGTTCTCCGGGTGGTAGTGGAGCTGGCGGATCAGGCATAGTCATTCTTTCTTATTTAGTAGCATCACAAACAGTCTTTACATTTAAATCATCTACTACATGGGTATGTCCTACAGATGTGACCTCCGTTGATTATTTAGTCGTGGCTGGTGGAGCAGGTGGCGGCGGTAACTATGGCGGTGGTGGTGGTGCGGGTGGGTATAGAACTGGCACATCATTAAGCGTAACGGCAGGAACAGAATATACCGTTACTGTTGGTGCTGGTGGAACTGCTGGTTCTGGACTACCGTCAACAAGTACAGGCGGTAACGGTGGTAACTCTGTATTTAGCACTATTACGTCTAATGGTGGGGGTGGTGGTGGTCATGGAGGAACTACTCCCGGACAAAGCGGTGGTTCAGGAGGCGGCGGTGCTGGTAATCAAGCAAGCCCAAATTTCGGAGCAGGTAATACACCTTCAACTTCTCCATCGCAAGGAAGTAATGGAGGTAATGGAGGAACTAACACCCCAGTTATAACGACTGGTGGCGGTGGTGGTGGAGCTAGTGCATCAGGTTCTAATAGTTCATTAATTAACGGCGGGGCAGGAGGAAATGGAACTGCTTCATCAATTACTGGATCAAGCGTGACGTATGCTGGTGGTGGTGGCGGTGGAAGCGGCGAGATTGCTTTTGGCGGCGTAGGTGGTTCAGGAGGTTCAGGTGGTGGCGGCGCAGGAGGAGATGTAGCACCGGGAAATGGAACGGCTGGCACTACTAATACTGGTGGCGGTGGTGGGGGCGGTGGCGG